GTGCCCCAGGTTCCCGCCTGTTCGCCCGTGGCGATCAGCTCGATCTTTAGGTTGGTTGAGTAGGTGCTTGCCATTTAAAACTCCTATGCGGCGATGAGTGTCCAGTTGGGCGTCTGGTTATCGTTGATGGTAACCCAATTGGGGTTGTTAATAATAGGTGCATTACCGGACAAACTAAGCGATCCAGTTGACGGTGTGATGACTCGACTCTGCGTAATACTTGGTGCCGCTCCTACCAGAGAAAGAGATGCGGTGCCTGGCGTTTTGACGGATCCCTGAACGACTACCCCTGGAATACCGCCAATAATGACAGCACCTCCGGTCGGCGTAATTACCTCACTTTGAGCAACGCCTGGCGCAGCTCCTACTAATGAGAGTGAGGCGCCTGCTGGAGTGATGGAACTATCTTGCTCAGGTGCCTGTCCTGCGGCCGTTAAGCTGCCCGTACCAGGAAATACAATTTGGCCTTCTGCGACAAATGGAGCGGCTCCATCTAGCGATACCGCCCCCGTGGCCGGAGTGATGACGCTGGAGAGCTCAATATCAACTGGGTAGCCCTGCAATACCGCATCATTGGCTGCCGGCTGAACCCGGTAATCTATGAGAATAGATGGTAAGTGTCCAACGGTGGACACTTGGCCCGAGCCAGGCTGCTTGACGTTTCCAACAATCAGCACCACTGGTGCGCTGCCGGTAATGACAGCTCCGCCCGTGGGGATTACTCCACTGTCTACGACTGGGGCTGCCGATTGGACGCTGAGATTCCCAGCATCCGGTATGACTACACCTTCAGACCCCCAGCCGCCAATGCCATACGGTACGAGGCCGTACCCAACGGACATTTACGGGCCTCTTAGGTCAACGTAAAGACGCCAGTTGCAGCAGGCAGAACCGTCAGTGTGTTGGGCGAAGCTACGCTAAATTGCGAGGATGACAGCTGGCAGAAGCAAAGCAGCTTGCCGCCGGACTGGTAAATCACCGCATATTTAATGTTGCTCAATGACGATCCCGAGGCCGTGAAGGTCAACCCAATTGCTGAGTAGGTGAACTTCATCTGCTTGGCAGACGCACCGACTGTCCACTGACCGGTTGCTGGAACCAGAGCCTTACCACCCGATGTGTATCCGCCCGTGGCCGAGATCTGATTGGTTAGAGAAGCAAACGTGCTTAGGGTAAAAGTTGATGCGTTACTGGCGCTGGTAAACAGAGCCATCTTAAAGTTGCCTACGCCAAGCTCAATCGTACCGTTACCGATATAACGTTTTGCGTAGTTGTAGAGTTGCCATGCTGAAGCAGCCATTTTTACATCTCCTCTAAAGCAGCGCGTTCAGCGCCTGATTCCAAAATTTGACGGAGTAACCCACCATGAATGTTGAGCTCCATTACATCGCCCATGCAGCCTACTAAATCAATAAACTCCCGGGCCTGAGACACCATCCATGGATTACAGTAAAAAATCTTCCCACCTACACGCACTGGAATCACGGCTTGTTCGTCATTCTCTTTTTGTTCGTATGCGTGATGCGCTCCATCCTCCAGGCACGAATCGCACCCAAAGATATGAAAACGCTTGAACCCTAACATTCTAAACAAGGGGATCGCCCGTAACAAGACGGTTGAACCCCCTGGGACTGGATAACACATTGGATAATTGGCCGTTAGGATGTCTTGTATCTCCTCGGCGCTTGTGTGCCAGATATACGTCTGGTTTTTCACAGACTCCAACCGCTCAAACACACTCGGGTCGCACTGAGAGGCAATAAAGTATTTGCACTCAGGAATTGTGTTCTCAAGAAACCGCAAGTTAAACGGCCTGGCGTCCACCATGACATAGGCAGACGGCTTGATGTCGTAGTCCAGGCAATACTGATACGCATTGTTTAGCGCAATCAGCTTGACGCCCCGCTCTCGCAAATCCCGGATTTCTTCAATGTCCCGCTTCAAAGACGGGCCACCGCCCACAATCATGGCCTCCACGTCATTCGTGGGATAAGGCTGCACTTGCTGGAAGCCCAGGCGAATATTGTGTTGAACGTTGGCTTTGACCGTCTCCAGGCCAGCATTGAGCCGGCCTTCCATAGTGATCTCCTCGGCTGGCACCCACGTTTCTTGCTGGATCGGTGCAATGACAACCTTCGGGGGATCGGAATGGAAAGAAGTGAACATTAGTTTGTTGACCTTATGATGGCGCTTGTAGCATCGTTGGCGGGAAACTCAATCTCAAATGTCTGGTTAGCCACGATCTTATCGGACCCAAAGTTAAGGACCGCTATTGATCGGTTGGCTTTGCTGGCGTTGTATATCAGAGCCCCACGACATGTGAATGAGGCGCTGCTCCAGGTGCTGTTGTCAAAACTTACGTAGGCCGTGCTGCCGGAGGACTGAACCGTTGCTCCAGTCAGCGTATTCCCACCAGCCGTGTACCCCGTTCCCGTGACTTCCTGGTCGGTGGTGTAAACCGTGGTGGCCGCCGTCAGATCGGCATTGGCAATATACAGGGCGATCTTAATCGTGTCGTTTAACAGATCATGGATGCCCTGATACAGCTCGGCCTTGAAGGACGTTGTTTGCGTCTGAGTGATCATCGAACCGGCACCCTAAATTGACCGTTGCGGTACGCATCGCTACGGTTCTTGCCCTCGGCAAGCTGTTTAAGGAGAATCATCGCCTCGTCAAACCTCTGACGATAGTTGGTGATGACATCCGCATCACTCTTCATAAAGGCGGCTGCCTCTAACAAAGCACCATACAAAAGCACCGAATCAAAGTTATCGCCCAGCCAGCTCGTGCCCGCAGTCACAATTGACTCCGGGTAGTAGAAGTAGTGCAGCTCCATCTGGTAGTTGGCATCCGGTGTGGGCCCCAGGATAAACGTGTCCTGGTCCCAGTTGGCGTAATAAGCCGGCTTACCAGTGTCCGATGCAGACGGATAGGACTGACGAATAAAGTTCACGTCCTTATCCAGCAGATACTCATAGTCACCCGTGACGGGATCAATGACCGCCAAAGAGAAGGTTGCTAACCAGTCGGGTGGAGCTGATAAATACTTATTGCTTGCCGTAGTCAACCCAATTACGTTCTTACGCAGCGCCAGGATCTGGACAGCGTTATAAACCCGCTGCTCCGTCTCTTTGACAAAAGTCGCAATCTGGTCAGCTGATGTAAATGACCCCACCGTACTTGGGAAGTCATTCTCAGCGTAGCCCTTGATGGCAGCTGTGAGCTCGGTGTAGTTCATTTAGGCCATCGGTCCTCGGCACATGAAGCCTTTGGTTGCAGCTCCAGCACCACGCATTTTGATTCCACTGGTCTTAACATCATCCTTCCCAGGATCGCCAAAACTTACTCGGCCGCCTGGGGTGCTGCAAGTGTACTGGTTTGCAGCCAGGGTGTTGGGATCAGGAGGACGGCTTACAGCTTTTTGAGCCTGTTTAGCATCAATAAACTTGCCATCCATCGTGTGCGGAGGAGCATAAAGAGCGCCGTCACCGACCTCTTTGCCCATTACTTTTTTGCTGTACTTAGCCATTATCGTCCCCTTACGGATTGACGCTGGTTCATCACCTTGGCCATACCACGGCCATACTTTTTCATATCCAACGATGTCGGGCCACCGGCCTTCATCTTCTTGGCACCGTGCATCGCCTTTTCGTGGGCCTTCACCACACGACGGGCTTCAGTTTTGCACACTTTGCGTACTTTTTTGGTTTCCATCACTGACTCCTAAGAAATTGAGATTGTTACTGTTCCTACGTAGGTTTTAGCCACTAAATCATTTGGCGTCAACCCCACGTCACTTCCCCGAGCGCCACCCACCGGCGCCCAGCCCCATTGAAACACTCGACTACCTTCCAGCGGGAAACCAAATCCTAGTTCGGTCGTGCTATTTGTTAGCAAGTCCTGTAAGCCGCTGGTTCCAGATTGGCGGTAACTGACATCCGGCCTGGGCTCACGCACTGCCTGAGGATCATTCACGGGATACATGCCGAGCTGAAGCTGAGGCTGATCCGGATCCCAGCACGTAGGACAGACTTTGATCTTAAATGGCCGTGTCTTGACCGTCTGGATACGCAGCTCTTTGAGCTTGTAGCGTTGAGCACACCTGTCGCATTCAGCGATGGCGTACTTACCAGAGGCGAACCGATTAGGCATGATCTAGCCGTAGTAAAACATGTTCCTGGGAACGATCCGAAGTGGAGCGGTCTCCCGGTCTTCCGATGAGGCCAGCATCCACTGCTCCTCGTAATCAGCCTTGAGCATGGCAATTCGCTGGGTATCCACATTGGGCAGCTTCATGCTCAAATGAAACGCTATGCCTGCCACCATGCACGGAATAAGCCGGAATGGAATGTCCTGGATCGTGGTGCCGTTGCCAGCGTCCTGCATTCTGCGCATTCTCCAATACACAAAGGTGTACTGATCGCCAGGCGCATTCGGGGTCGGCCATATATTGATACACGGCAGGTTTTGAACCGTGACGGCTGCTCCGGTAAGGTGTGCAGCTGCGGTCGTCCCATACTGGCCACGAGCACAGTTGAGTAACTGGTTGGTGGTGGGATCCACGTTGGGGTAGCTGATCGTTTCACTACCAATTTTGATGAACCCAGCGGAGGCGAGAGTGTCCACATTGGACAGTTGGATCGTGGTGGCCGTGGCGCTAATGTCAGCGGCCAGCGTTACCGTAGTCGGATTCTCGTTGCCAGACTGCCGGTTAAACCAGTACTGGATTGGCCGGCCCTGGGTCAGCTTGTTGGGAATCGAGGAGTACGTTGGCTCAGCAATGTTGCTGATATTGATGTCGGTCTGGTTTAGCGTGCCCGGGTTCTGCCGGATCACCGTGTCCAGAAGCTGGATGGTATCCACCGGAACCGGGTAGATCGCCTGGCCCGTAACCAAAGGAATTGTGCCCTGCTCAATCGTCCAGAGGTTGATCCCCCGGTTGGCCCATTCGATGGTTAGCAGATTGAGGGTGCGCCTGGCGGTACGAAGATCGTAACCCGAACGCAGCTCCGACCCGCATCGCTCAAAAGCCTCTTCAATCAGGTTATTGAGGTCTAGGTTAAAGATCGAGGTGCCGGAGGTTGGCATTTTACTTTCCTAACTTGCGCAGGGTTTGAGCTAATCGAGCTCGTTGTCCCATTTTACCGGGCTTCTTGGCTGCTGCGGCGAGTTTCTTTGCCGGAATCTTTTGGCCTTCTTTAACCCCCAGCGAACTACGCAAAGCGCCAGGCTTCTTGATAGCGTCCTTGATCCAGCCGCCTTTTTTGACCACGGTTGTCTTCTTGGCTGATTTCTTGAAGGGGTCATGGACCATCTTCTCATCAACCTTGGGAGCCTTCATCATCTTCATCGAAACCTCGCTGTCTTCTTTGCAATTCGTTTTGGCTGAGACACAAACTGCTTACCCTGAGCTTTACCTG